TAGAACTGTCTTGCAGAATTACGAATGGTAGTTCTCTGTGGAATACCTTGTTCTCTATTCGCTTGAACATCACCTTCTACAGGTTGATATGGAACAGGACCATCTGGTAACATAGAAATCACAGTTTCATCAAAGTTCCAAATCATCACCATTTTGAAAGAGTCATCTCCATGAGTACGAAGAATATCTAACTTCTTAGCTTTCACTTTCTCAGAATCGACTGCTTCTAAGATTTCATGAACCAAAGGATTGGGTGGCAGTGTTTTCTTTTTAACTGTCACTGTCCTTGGTTTTGTTGTTGTTTTACGAGTCGAAGGTTTTCTCCTAGTTGCGGATCTAGTCTTCGTCGTCTTCTTCGCTGTTGTCATTTGGATTTTCAAACCTCAAGGCTACTATTTCATCGGGAATGAGATTCCCATTTTCATCATACATCTCAGGATGTGCATATGCACCCTGATTTTGCATATTGACGTAATTGTTTTGTTGGGCTAACCAGCCAATTATACCACCTAATACCAAAAATGTAAAGCACATCATACTGAATATTACAAGAATTACTGTTGTTTCCATTGGATTCCTCCCAAGGCTAATTACTGGTTTTCTTTTTTATATCCAACGATAGTCTAAATTCCCTACCAAAAAGGGAAAGTTTAATATCGAAGAACTTTGGTGTTTGTTTTGGTTCGGGTTTCCTCTCTCCTCTGAGTATAAGTTCTATGCCTTTATTTATGTCCATGTCGCTAGGTATCATCAGGTCAACCTATGTTCTTTTAAGTATTTTAAGGTTTGATTTGCATCACCAATAACCTTATCATCCATCATTATTTGAGGTAAAGCAATGACATTGGGGAACTTAGCTTCAAATTCTTCTGTGGTATAGTCTTTGTCTAGTTCCTTATACACATAAGGTCTACCTAACATCTCAAACACTGTTTTTACCTGATAACATCGAGGGCATTCTTTTTTTCCGTAAATTGTAAACATAATTAGTACTTGATTACTTCGACTTCTCCCCACTCGTGCTCAAAAACACATATAGCACCGTGAGAGACTTCATTAAAACATATTGTAAGGTATGTAGATAGTTTTCTACCATCTAAACCTCTATGGGGTTTGTCACCTACAAAAAGAACCCGACCCTCTATGTGGCCGAGTCTTGCAATAGAACCCTTACGGATTGCTACAGTTTTCGCAGTATCTAAGAAAACTTTCTTCGATTCCTCTAGTATCGGTTTTACCTTGCGATACCCAGATGTGGCAGAATTCGTAGAGGTTACGGACATTTTCGAGAGTGTTGTAATGTTTTAAAGAAAGAAATGCTTGTTGGCGTAGTGCCATACGTTCATCACGATACCTTAAGTCATTCATCCGTCTCTTGTTCCTTTTCCATTCTATCAATAGCGGTGCTCATCTTGTCAAACAAGGTCTCAGTTCCTTGGATGTTATCCAAGTGAGATATGATACCACCTAGTTCTCTTACCACATAGGGTTTCTCTACTCTTGCTGCAAACGCAAGTGCGTCACGAAGATGGACTTCTGCCTTCTTGAGACTTTCTAATGTTTGTTCTGATAGTGCCATTAGTCTTTCTTAATAGAGTTCCAATCGTCTTGGAATAATTGTAATCCCTTGTCGGTTAGAATGTGGTTATACATCTTGCCAAATATAGCAGGGGGCATGGTAACAACGTCTGCTCCTACTGAGAAACAATCTGCAACATCTTTCACATTTCTGAGTGATGCAGCAAGAACTTGAGTTCTTGACAGGTGTTCTCTATATAGTTTCGCAATGTCCTTAACCAACCCTAAACCATCAAATGAATTATCGTCAACCCTTCCTACAAATGGTGAAATATATGTAGCTCCTGCCTTTGATGCTAGTATTGCCTGTGCAACTGAGAAACATAGTGTTACGTTTACTGTGAACCCATCACTACTCAATAACTTACATGCTTTCAAACCTTCTATGGTTAGTGGCACTTTGATAGTCACGTTCTGCATATCTTTGAACGCTTGTGCCTGTTCCACCATCTGCATGGCTTCCTCTGCAACTACCTCTGCTGATATGGATTCAAAAAATGGGAAGTCTCCCGATATTCTTTTGATTGTCTCTACTGGATCACCACCACTCTTAAGTATCAGTGATGGGTTTGTTGTCACACCGTCAATAAGACCTGATTGATTTGCTTTTTCAATGTCTTCGTATACGGCAGTATCAAGAAAGATTTTCATGTTTTGGTCGTTTGTTCGCTTTTTTAATAAGTTTGGCGTAGAGTACGTCTTCTCTACTATAGAGGGTTGGAAACTTTTTTGCAACTTTTATTAACCTTTTTGCTGTTTTTCTTTGAGATTCAACACACATCTTGTATTTTTTCGTATCGTTATTTTACTATTTAGCACAGGAGATAGGTAAAAATACGCTCTGGTTTCCTCACTTAAAGATTCTCTTAACTTTCTGACGATCAAGAGTTGTTTCTCAAGTAAGGTCATCTAGACTTTGCTTGTATTAGTTTTGCAGTTTCTATCTCATCGCTTTCATCTGCATTTGTATGATGTGTGACCTCTCTTAATGTCTTGAGATATTCTAAGACATGTTCTCTGATCTCCATCAGTTCATCAAAGCAACCTTGATTATGAGCACATCCTCTCAGTTGATGATCTGGTGCTAAAACTGATTCTGTAAATAGAGATAATGCTCTATCATACTTTATTTCTGGAGTTTCGTCTCCTACTGATGCTTGATCTCTCATAGTCCTAATTTTGGTGGTTTTTCTGGGTGTTCAGTGCAGTATTTATCGGCACCTGTTACAACCTTCACTTGTTCAATAGTCAACCATTGCTTCTCTGATTCTTCGATAAGATAGTTGATCTTTCTGTTCTGTATATCTGTCTGTTCTAAGAGATATGCAATAGTATGGGCAAGAGTTTGCCTATTACCTTTCTCATCTTTCAAGTAAATTGAATAAGATGTACGAAACTTACGAACTAAGTGTATTCTTAATATAACATAAAGAATCAGATTCGTAAAGATAATCAAGAATAATGTCATTTTTTAGATCGGATTGCTCCCCATGTCAACTGGAAAAGTCCTCTCATGGTTGATAATAAAGGAAATGGTCTACTTGCACCAATTTCATCAAAAACGTCCATGTTCAATTTGAAAGCATAGTTTGCTTCATTGATAATCAATTCACCATCAGACCATGTGATAGGAAGATTATCCAAGGCGGTTCTATACCTATTTTTGAAATGGCCTGCACTAGAGATATTCTCGAATTCATAGAAAGCGAGTCCTTCTCCATTCAGATTCATTGATTTGTTTGCAATATTCTTCAATATTTGACCACCAGACAAGTCACCGAGATAACGTGTGTAATGATGTCCTACTAAGAACTTGGCATTTATCTTTTTTAATCTTGCAACATAATTCTTACAGGCATCTGTAGGAGCAATAATACTTCTCCAATTTACACCCCAATAGAATTCACAATCCTTCTCCAGAGCAGGCACACGTTTGAGTTCATCAAATGCTATAGGTGCAATGAAAGGATCATCTTTAAATTTTTCTACCTGTTCTTCAAGAGCAGTGTATATAAAGTAAAAATCTGCAATTAGTTGTTTGTAACTCTCTTTACTTACCACACCAGCGAGAAAGTTCGTGACGAACCCTGTATTCTCTGCCATTGAGTGTGATTTAGAAGTGTCCTTCTTTATTTTTTTAGAAAATGTGGTTAAAGTCATAATTTCATTCTACATCATTTTTGTCTTTTTGTCTAGGGGGATGAAGCGCTTCATCTATTGCTGGATGAAAAGAGTATTCATTATTCCATTTGAACTTAGTATTGTTCATTTCTTGTTTTTTGGGTTTTATACCCAAAAGTCGTTTAATTGTCTTTAGCATCGAGATAATCCACAAATAAAATACCTTCTAAATGGTCAATTTCATGTTGAACCACTCTGGCAGCAATTCCATCTAGTTTCCATTTCTTGTATTTACCATCTTTATTTTGAAAGGTTAGTTTTATCGACTTTGATCGTAAAACTTCGCCATTTTGGTCTGGTACACTCAAACACCCCTCATCAAGTAACACCTTTTCTTCGCTTTTCCACGTTATTTTAGGATTTACCATCAAATGAGCATATTGACCATGTTCTTCTGTAGTCTCATCTACTATAATGACTCTTTTATTGACACCTATCTGTGGTGCAGCTAAACCGATACCATCTGACATCCACATCGCCTGACACATCTCTGCATAGAGTTTTGCCATCTCATCTTTGTCAAATTCAACTTCTTCTGACTTTTGCCTTAGGCATCTGTCACCAATAGTTTTAATCTTCTTCGGGGAAATCATAAGGACCGTTTAGTTTGCGTTCATGTTCTCTTTCGTCAAGAACCTCATTTATGAGGTCTTTTA